GCTGATCGCGCGCGAGCTCGATATCGGATTGCGGTCCGGCCAGATATTGCCGCCGCCGCCCGAACTGCGCGAGGCGACGCGCGCGCGGCAGGCCGGGATCAAGGTGATCTACGACAATCCGATGTCACGCATGGCGCGGGCGGAGGAGGCGGCGGGCTTCACGCGCTGGGTCCAGGTGCTGACCGAACTGGCGCCGTTCGACGAGGACGTGATCGACCTGGTCGACGTCGAGACCAGCGCGCGCGGACTGGCGGACGTGCTTGGCGTGCGGCCAAGCTGGGTCGCGACGCCGGACCAGGTCGCGGCGAAACGCGAGGCACGTGCGCAGGCCAAGCAACAGCAGACGCTGATCGAGGGCGCACCGGCGGCGACGCAATCGGTGCTCAACCTCGCCAAGGCGCAACAGGCAGCTGCGGCATGAGCTATCTGAATGACGCGGTGAAGCGGCTGCAGGCGACGATCCTGCAAGCACGCCGACGTCACTTCCTGTCGGTTTTCGATCTGAGCGGCGATCGAGGCCGCGACGTCGAGCGCGTGCTCGCGGATCTGCGCGATTTCTGCCGGGCGGAGGCGAGCACGTTCGATCCCGATCCGCACATGGCGGCCTTTCGCGCGGGCAAGCGCGAAGTGTGGCTGCGCATCCAATATTTCCTCAACCTCTCGGATGCGGAGGTTAATCGCCTAGTGGAGGTCAAGAGCGACTATGTTGATGAACGCGAATAGAGGATTTTCGACCCGTCTTTTCCTGTGCTCGGCCGACGATGGATCGGGCGGCGAAGGCGGCGGCGGCGGCGCGGTAAGCGATGTGTTCGGCGGCGGGGACGACGCCGCGGCCGCGGCGGCAGCCGCGGCGGCAGCTGCAGCCGGTGGCGGTGGCGGTGATCATGGCGATGGCGGCGGCGGAGATGGCGGCACGCCGCCCGCCTGGCTTGAGAATTTCTCGGCCGAGGCTGCTGGTGAGGAGCCCTCGCACCGCGACTGGCTGGCGAAAAAAGGGCACAAGACGCTCGACGATGTCGCCAAATCCTATCGCGAGCTCGAAAAGTGGCGCGGGCAGAACGGCAACAGGATCGAAATCCCCAAGGAGGGCGCGACGCCGGAGCAGGTCGCGGCATTCCGCACCGCGATCGGCGTGCCCGCGACGGCGGCGGATTACAAGATCGCTTTGCCGGATGGCGTGACCGAAGATCAGCTCAACACGCCGTTTGTCGACAGCTTCCGCGCAGCGGCGCACGCGGCGGGCATCCCGGCGGGATCGGCCGAAGCGCTCGGCAAATGGTATCTCGAGCAGCAGCTCGATCTCGACGCGTCCGTGGTCAAGTCGCGCAACGACGAGACGCAGGCCAAGTTCAAGGAATGGGGCGGCGCGAAGGATGCAAATCTCGCGATGTGCAACCGCGCGGCTGCGCAGCTCGGGCTCGACCGGCAGGCGGTGGCGGACATCCAGCGCGGGCTCGGCGCAGGCCGCACGCTCGACCTGATGCTCAAGCTGGGCAACGGGCTGGCGGAGGATGCGTTCGTGCATGACGGCGGCAAGGGCAAATTCGGGATCACGCCGGCGGAGGCAAAGGCGGAGAAGGATCGCATGTTCGCGGATCCCGAGCAGTCGAAGAAGATCCGCGATAAGGATCCGGTGGCGACGGCTCGGCTCGACCGGCTCAACCAGGTTATCGCAAACGACATGGATGCGGCACAGGGCAGACGCGCCACCGCCTGAAGGCGATCACGCGAACGCTTGACAGCGGGCGGGGTTCCATGGGAATTTCCGCCCGCTAATCGTTTCAAGAGCCGGCCTAGCCTTAATCGGCCCCGGTCCCCACGGTGGAAGCCGTCGTCGACGCGGACGTAAATCGCTAGAGGCGGCCCGGGGATTGCCCCGCCTAGCCCTTCGCAATCGGTCTCAACCTTTTGCTGGAGGGCCCCATGGCCATCAGTCAGATCCCGAATAGCTTCATCGTCAAATATGAAGACAGCATGCGCCTTGCGCTGCAGCAGCAGGAAAGCCGCCTCTACAGCCTGTGCCCGACGACGCAGGGTGTCGGCGAAAAGGTCAAGCTCGACGACATCGTCGGCAATGTGAAGGGCCAGAAGCGCGCGACACGCAACCAGGACACGAACATCACCGACGCGACCCACGATCGCGTGTGGGTGGTCGCGCCCGATCCGATCGACAACGGCTTCCTCGTCGACACGATGGACCAGCTCGAGAGCGGCATTCAGTTGCAGTCGGCCTACGTCATGGCGAATGCCGGCATGATCGCGCGCGCCAAGGATGATGCGTGGCTGGCAGGCTTCTATGGCAACATGCTGACCGGCAAGAACGGTACCACCAACACGGCCTTTTCGGGTTCGATGGTCGTTCCTGTCGCGACCGGCGCGGCGTCGGCGGCGCGCATGAACGTCGAGAAGCTGCGCGCGGCACGTAAGCTGCTGATGAAGGGCTTCGTCGATCCCAACGAGGAATGGTATGCGGCATTCACCGCCGAGCAGATCGACGATCTCACCGGCCAGGTGCTGGTTCTGAGCAGCGATTATGCCGGCACGGTCAAGCCGCGCTGGTCGTCCGACGGCAAGCAATTGCTCGGCCTCGCCGGCTTCACCTTCGTCGAGATCGAATTGTCGAACACCCTGTTCGACAATGCGGGCCTCACGCTCGATTCTTCGAACTACCGAAAGAACCCGTTCTGGGCCAAGTCGGGCGTCCGCGCGGTGCCGTGGGAGGATATGTATTCCTCGCTGTCGATCCGGCACGACAAGGGCGACAGCGCGCAGATCTACGCGCGCACCGCGATCGCCTGCACGCGGACCGACAACGCCAAGTGCGGCTACATCCTCAACAGCGAGGCATGATCCGGGGGTGGCGGGGCGCTCGCCTCGCCGCCTTCTGACCCTCGGAATTAGGGAACAGAACGATGACCACTCGCTACGGTTCGACCTTCACCGGCACTTTCGCGGACAGCACCACGCCTCCCGCCAAGGTGGACGGCGGCAAGAACGGCGCCAAGCTGCGCCGCATCACCGAGATTTTCGATCTTTCGACTGCGACCTTCGCGAGCGGCGACGTGCTCTTTGTTGGTCGCCTTCCGATCGGCGCATATTTCGACAGCGTCACGCTCGACAGTTCGGTCTCGCTCGGCACGTCGACCGTATCGGTCGGCAGCGCGGGCAGCCCGGCCAAGTATCGGGCGGCTGCGACCTTCACCGCGGTCGATACGCCGACCGGCTTCGGGCCCGCCGCGGCCAAGGCGCAGGCGGCGCTGACCGCGCCCGAGGACGTCTTCGTGACGATCGCCACCGCCAACCTGCCCGCATCGGGCACTTTGGTGGTCGAGCTCAACTTCCGCGTCGCGGCCTAAGCCCCGCGATCGACGGGCGGCGGCGGGGGCTGGGCGGTCTCCCGCCGCCGCAAATTCTCGAAAGGAGTGAGCGATGGCGACCAGGTTCAAATATTCGATCTCGCGCGGGCAGACGCACAAGGACGTCACGGTCGGCGCGGGCGACACGGTCGGCACCGACGTGATCAGCCTCAACGTCGACGCGACCAACATGACGCAGGGCGACCTGCTCAAGGCGATCGAGGAGCTCGAAATCGCCATCACCCAGGGCAAGTGGTTCCCGCTCTGACCTGTAGAAAGGGGAACCCCCGCCCGTGGACCGCACCCAGGTTTCCAATTTCGCGCTGAGCTGCATCGACGTCAACGACCGGATCAGCTCGCCCAGCGACGACACCAAGCCCGCACGCGAGATCGATGCGGTGTGGGACCAGGTGCGGCTCGCGACCTTGCGTGGGGGAAACTGGAATTGCGCGACAGAACGCTTCCTGCTCGCCGCGCTCGCGCTCGGGCAGGACAGGAACCCCAGCGCCGACAAGATCTATCCCTATCTCAACGCCTACAAGCTGCCGGCCGAGAGCTTGCGTTTCCGCGATATCCTCGATCCGTTTCCGTCGGGCACCGATTTCCAGATCGAGAGCGGGCGGATCCTGACCAAGACGTCGGGCGGCCTGCGCGTGCGCTGCATCGTCGACCGCCCCAATCCCGGCGACTGGGACAGCCAGTTCACCGACGCCTTCGCCTGGCATCTGGGTTTCATGATCTGCGGCGTGCTGACCGGCGACCAGGACCGCAAAGCGCGCGCCTGGCAGATCTATACGAACAAGCGCGCGGCGGCCAATCAGGTCGATGCGATCGAGAACCCGCCCGAAGCGCAGGTCGAAAGCGACTGGATCATGGCGAGGTTCGGCGTGTGAGCCAGACCTTCACCGACGTCCTGACCAGCTTCAATGGCGGCGAATTGTCGCGCCGGATGGAAGGGCGGGTCGACACGGCGATCTACAAGATCGGCGCCGCGCAGATCGAGAATTTCGTCCTGTCGGTCGAGGGGCCGATCATCAAGGCGCCGGGGTTCCGCTATATCCGCGCCGCGCGCGCCGGCGCGGCCTGGCTCAGCAAGTTCGTCTTCTCGCGCACCCAGTCCTATTTGCTGGAGCATAGCGACGGGACGATCCGCTTCTACACCAATGGCGGCAGGATCGAGAGCGACCCGGTCACGCCCTATGAGGTGACGGTGCCCTATTCGGCGGCCGAGGCGTCGGCGGTGAGCCGCCAGCAGAGCAAGGATCGCCAATATCTGGCGCATCGCAAATATCCGCCGGCGGCGCTGTCGCGCACCTCCGCGACGACGTTCAGCTATGCCGCACTCGCTTTGGTCAACGGCCCGTTCGAGGATCAGAATATCGACGAGAGCAAGACGATCACGGTCGCGGGAACGACGACGATCGGCGGAACGGTAACGCTGACCGCGAGCGCGCCGATCTTCGCGGCGACCGACGTCGGCGGCCTGTTCCAGGTGCAGGCGCTCGATTTCTCGACGATCCAGGCGTGGCAGGTCGGGATTGCCGGCGTCAACGCCGGCGACATCCAGCGCAGCGACGGCAAGGCCTATACCGCACTAACCACGGGCCGGACCGGCACCGTGCCCCCGACGCACAGCGAAGGCAGCGAATGGGACGGCAATGCCGCGGGCGGCGCGACGGACGTGAACGGCAAGGGTCCGTACGGCGTGCAATGGGCCTATCGCCACGATCATTTCGGGATCGTGCGGATCACGGGCTTCACCAACAGCACCACCGTTACCGCGACCGTGCTGCGCCGTATCCCCGACAGCGTCACCAGCGTGCCGACCTGGCGCTGGAATTTCGGCGCGTTCAGCGACACGCGCGGCTATCCCAACGTGGTGCTCAAATGGAACGAGCGGCTGATCCTGATCCGCGACCTCGACATTTTCGGCGGCGTTTCGGGCGATACGCTCAACTTCGCGGCCTTCACCTCGAGCGGCCAGCTGGCGGCCGACATGGCGTTCCGCTACCGGCTGTCCGCGCCCGATCCGATCCTGTGGGCGGCCGATGCGGGCAAATATATGCTGGTCGGCACCGCGAGCGGCGAATATCCGATCGGCGCGCTCAACAGCGGAGCGGCGGCCGGGCCGGGCAATCTGGGCGTGATCGGCCGGCCGAGCAATTACGGGTCGAGCCTGGTGTGGCCGATCCAGATCGGCAACCTGCTCAATTTCGTGCAGCGCGGCGCGCGGCGCGTGCGCGAGGCGCAATATGATTTCACGCGCGACGCAATCGTCGCCCCCAACAGCACGATCTGGTGCCGGCAGATGACGCGCAGCGGCGTCCGCCAGATCAGCTATATGCAGCAGCCGGAGGAATTGCTGTTCGCGTTGCGGAATGATGGCCAGGTTGCGGCGCATGCCTATAGCCCCGATCAGCAGGTGCGCGGCTGGTCGCGCCGGATCCACGGCGCGTCGGCGTATGGCGGCCGGATCGTGTCGCTGGAGACGATCCCGGCCGAGGACGGCAATGACGACGAGGCGTGGGCGCTGGTCGATGACGGCGCCGGCAACCTCTCGGTCGAGCAGATGCAGCCCTTCTTCGACGAGGACGAGGACGCGCAGACCGATCAATATTTCGTGGACAGCGGCCTGACCGCGACCTTCGGCTCTCCGGCGACGCACGTTTCCGGCCTGACCTGGCTGGCGGGCAAGCCGGTGGCAGTGCTGGCCGACGGCGCGGTCGTTGCCGGCATCACGGTCGAGGCCGACGGCAGCTTCGACCTTCCGCGCCCGGCAACGGTGGTGACGGTCGGGCTCGCCTACACCGCGCGGCTGGTATCGATGCGGGTCGAGGCGCAGATGCGCACCGGCACGGCGCAGGGCAATCTCAAGCCATTGGTGACCGCGACCGCGCGGCTGATTGCGAGCGGGGTCGGGCTGGTCGGGGGAAGTGCGGGACGCACGCTCGACGCGCTGATCTATCGCAATGCGGGCGAGCGGATGGACGCGCCGGTGCCGTTGTTCGACGGCGACACCGAGGATCGCTCGATCGGCGGGACGTGGGACCGCGCCGGGCAGATCGAACTGGAGCATGATACGCCGACCAATTGCGTGGTGGCGGCGCTGATGCCGCGATGGGAGCTTAGCGACCGGTGAGTAACATCCGGAACAGCCCGCTGGTATCCTTCCGGCCATTCGTGGCGCGGGATGCGCTCGACCTGGTGATCCAGCACAGCCAGCGGATCGAGCTCGGGCTCGACCGGTCGGACATGTCGATCGAGGAAGCGCGCGGGATCGAGGCGTGCGGCAATGCCTGGAGCGCGGTCGCGCGCGATGGGCGGATCCTCGGGTGCGCCGGCTTCCGCGAGACCTATCCGGGCGTGCAGGCGGTGGCATGGGCGGCGCTGGCGCAGGATCTGGGCGCCGCGCATCTCGCGATCACGCGCGAGGCGATGCGCCGGGTGGCGGCGGCACCGTATCGACGGATCGAGATGCTGGTCGAGAAATCGCGCAAGCCGATGCTGTGGGCGCTGCGGCTGGGCTTTTCGCTCGGCCATGTGCTGCGAAATTTCGGGGCGGCGAGCGAGACGGTCATCCTGTTCGAGAGGATCAACGATGCAGGATAGCGGCACCAGCCAGCAGCAGGCCGACACGCTACACGGGACCGGCACCGCGATCGCGGGGGGCGGATCGCTGATCAAGGGGATCGGCGCGTACGAGGCGGGCAAGTTCAACGCCAAGGTAGCGCGCTTCAACAAGGCCGAGATGCTCAGCGACAGCGTCGCGCAGCAGCAGCAGATCCGCGACATGGCGCGCCAGACGATGGGCGAGCAGATCGCGAGCCAGGGCGCAAGCGGAATGGATCTCGGCACCGGATCCGCGCTCGACGTGCTGCATGAAAGCGCGGTCAATGCGCAGCTCGACGCAATGGCCCTGCGGCGCAAATCGACGCTCAAGGGGATCGATTACGACAATCAGGCCTGGTCGGCGAAGGCGACGGGCACAGCCGGTTTCGTCAGCGGCCTGACCGAAGCGGCAAGCTCGGCCTTCTCGGCCGGCGCCGATTATGCGGCGGCGGGCGCCTGATGGCGATCCCGGGCGTCTATCAGCCGCAGGTCGGCCCGGGCGGATCGCCCCAGATCGAGGGCGTGAGCGCCGATGCGATGGGCGGGATCATCGGCAGCGCGCTCGAGCATGCGGGCCACGAGCTCGACCATGCCGCGGTCCAGGCGAAACGGATCGAGGTCGAGCAGAACCGCACGACGCAATTGCTGGGCGCACAGGCCGATCTGGCGAAGGCCTCTTCCGAGAATGACGCGTTCGTGCGCGATCTGCCCAAGACGGCCGCGCCGGACAAGATCGCGGAATATGGGCTGAACGATTGGGACGAGCGCACCCAGAGCTTGCGCCCGACCGATCCCAAGGCGGCGCAGCGCTTTGACGTGATGATCGCGCAGCAGCGCGCCGAACTGGCCGACCGGCTCGACGTGATGCAGCGCGGCGCGCTGGCGGGGCAGCAGGTCAACAATGCGGCGGCGGCCTCCAACGGGATCGCCAACCGGGTCGCGGCGAACCCCGACGTTGCCACGCTGGGCGCCTCGCTCGACCAGGCCGACCATCTTGCCGGCAGTCTCGACCAGCTCGATCCGACGCAGCGGGAGAAGTTCCGCCAGCATCTGCATGCGCAGATCTATTCGAGCGGCGTGCAGGCGCTCAACAATTCGAACGATCCGACGTCGGCGGCGGCATGGTTGAGCCGCCCCGAGGTGCAGGCGGCGTTGCCGCCCGAGCAATATGATGCGCTGACCACGCAAACGCGGGTCGCGGCGGACCGGGTCAGGAGCCAGGCCAAGGCCGCGGCGAATGTCGATTTCGAGACGAAGTCGGGCGCGCTCGAGCTGCAGGCGCAGCAATATCAGCAGGGCCGGCCGAGCTTCGATCAGGCCAAGGATATGGCGGCCTCCTATGCCGCGCTCGCCGCGGCTGCGCCCACACCCGAAAAGCGAACCGCCGCCGAGCTCAAGGCGCAGACCTGGCAGCAGCAAAGCGTCGAGATTGGCGCAAGCGAGCAATATCGCGGCGCATCGCCGATCGAGCGGCAGGCGCGCATCGCCGAGCTGGCCGCAAAGCCGACACGCACGGCAGAGGAGGGCGCCGAGCTCAAGGGGCTGCAGGGGCAGCAGAATTACGTCAACAGTCTCCCGGGTATCGGACGTTATGCCTATGCGACAGGCCGATCCGTGCCGCCACTGGCAACAGCCTCGGATTGGTCGGATCCCGCGAAGGTGCAGCAGAGGACCGCAATTTGGCTGAGCGCCAGATCGACCTACGGAGGCGCGCCAGATTTCCTGCTGCCCGGCGAGGAAGCGCCGATCAAGGAAGTGATCAAGAGCGGGACGGTCGACCAGAAGATCGGGCTGTTCCAGACGATCACGCGCCTGCCCGGGCCGGCGGCGAGACAGACGCTCGACACGCTGACCCAGGGCGACGAGGGCTTGCGTGCGACCGCGACGCTGGCCTCGTTCAACGACGGCGGAGAACGCATGCGGCTCGCGCTGCAGGGGATCGACGCGCAAAAGGCCAACAAGGAGATGTGGACGCGCCAGGTCGACGACGAGAAGAAGCCGCTAGGGCCGACGCGCGACGAATTGTGGGGCAGCTATGCGCCCGCGCTGGCGGGGCTGCCGGCGGCGACCCAGGCGGTGCTGCGCGCGAATACCTACAACCTCTATGCCGGCAGCGCGGCCAAGATGGGCTGGCACGATTTCAAGCCCGACGAGCTCGGCCGGTCGTTCCGGTTCGCGCTTGGCGGCGGCAAGGTCAATGGCGCGGACGCGGGCGGCCTCGGGACCTGGAACGGCCAGCAGATCCTGCTTCCCAACGATATGGGGCAGGGCGAGTTCGATCGCCGCCTTTCGCGCGCGACGTCGATCGCGGCTGCGGCGGCGGGCTCGCCCGCCTGGGTAGGCGATGGCGAGCATGGGCGCGCGGCGACAGCCGCTGAGCTGCGCAGCTATATTCCGGTCGCGATCGATCCGCATCGGGGGCTGTACGGCCTGCGGTCGGGCAATGCCTTCGTCGCGGCGAAGGACGGGCGACCCTTCGTGTTCGACGTGCACCGGCTGGCGGACGGGCCCGCACCGGCCCAACGCGGCTCCGAACCGGACATGACCGCGATCGCGGCCGGCGGCGGCATCCGCTAGATGGCGACCGGTTTTTACGACCTGTTCGAGCCCGATCGCCTGCCATCGGGCAGCGTGCGCTACGGCATGCCGATCGCGCCCGATAATGGCGCGGCGAGCGCCTTCGGTCACCATGCGTTGCGATCGGTCGCGCCGACCGGGGGCGGCCTGCTCGCGGGTGCCGGCGTGGGCGCGCTGGGCGGTTCGGTGCTTCCCGGGGTTGGCACGCTGATCGGCGGCGTCGCGGGCGCGCTCGGCGGCTCCTATCTGACCGACAAGGCGCAGGATGCGTTCCTGCAGGCGCATCCCGATCTCGCAAAGGCGGCCGGCCTCGACAATGCGACGCTTGCGGCCGACGAAAGCCAGCATCCCTGGGCGAGCTTCACCGGCTCGGTCGCGCCGCAGGCGATGTTCCTGCGGCCGGGCTTGCCGGGCTGGAAGGCGGCGGCGCTCGCCGGCAGCCTCAATGCCGGGATACAGACCGGGCAGGACCTGGTGCAGACCGGCCATGTCAATCCCGGCCGGACCGCGCTGGCCTTCGGGCTGGGCGCGACGCTCAACACCGAAACCGCGATGGGCCGCGTGCTGATGGCGCCGGGCCGCTGGGCGGTCGACCGGATCCCGACCGGATCGGGCCGCACGATGGCAGAGCAGGGCGCGGCCGACACGATCGCCGCGATGCCGCCCGATATCACGCCCGACCGGATGACGCCCGACGAGCGCGCGGCGGGCCATGTGATCGCCGATGCGGCGCTGACGCGCGCGAGCTCGCCATTCCAGCCGGGGCCGGCGGGCGACGCCGAGCATGGCGTGCGCCTGTCGGCGACGATGTCCGCGATCCTCGACGGCACGCCGTTGCCGCCGATCGGCGCGGACAGCGCGGCGCATGCGGCCGGCGATGCGAGCGCGGCGCCGTCGCTCGAGACGGTCAAGGCGGCGATCGGCGCGCATGAAAGCGGGAACAGCTACACGCCGCCCCCAAATCCGCACTCGAGCGCGACAGGCCGGTACCAGTTCACCGATGGAAGCTGGGCCGGCACTCTCCAGCCCGATGGTAGCCGCAAGGGCGGTTTCGCGCGCGAGGTGTTTCCCGGCAAATCCGATGCCGACCTGATGGCGCTCAAGAGCGATCCCGCCGCGCAAGAGGCGGTGATGGACCATGCGTTGCAGGCCTATGCGAAGTCGCTGGGCGCGATCGGCGCGCCGGCGACGCCGGGCAATCTCTATCTGCTTCACTTCCTCGGCCCCAAGGGGCTCGACGTGCTGCGCGCGGATGCGTCGACCCCGGTCGAGGCGCTGCTGCCACGCAAGGCGATCGAGGCGAACCGCGCCTTGCTGCAGGGCAAGACGGCGGGCGAGCTCGTGCGCGACATGGCGGGCCGCGCCGGCGGCGCGATGACGCCGACGACCTTCGCCGATCGCGTCGCGGCGGATCCGCAGGCGGCGGCGAACGACGTGGAGCTGCAGCGCTACGCGGCCGAGAACGAAGCCGCGATCGCGGCCGAGGCCGATCGGCGCGCGTCGATCGCGGAGGACGAAGCCGCCGCATCGGCGCCCGGTACCGACGTCCCGACGCGCGCGCCGCGCCAGCGCCGGGGCCCGATCGACGTCGCGACCTTCCTCGCCGATCGCGGCGGGATCGTCGACGAGATCAGCGACAGGACCGGGCAGCCCGCGCACCAGCTGGTCGAGGGGCGCAACCTTCAGCAGATCGTGCCCGGCGCGGGCAAGCTGATCCGGCCGACCGGCATGCCGCTCGACGCCGCCGGCGAATTGCTCTGGGATCACGGATATTTCGGGCCGCCCGATGTGACGCCGCGGCCCGACGTGGCGCAGGTGCTCGACCTGCTGGAACAGACCAAAGGCGGCAAGGTCTATCATCCCGACGATGCGGCACGCATGGCCGACGCGGCCGCGGTCGAACAGGCAGCGCGGCCGCCCGCGCTGGACGAGGCGCGCGATTTCATCGCGCAGCAATCCGAAGCGCGCAACCTGCGCTTCGACGACGAGGAGCTCGACCATGCCGCGCAGCAGGTGGTCGACGGGGTACCGTGGGATACGGCGATGGCGCGCACGCTGGCGCGCGGCTTCGAGGATGTCGGCCTCGACGCCTCGGCCGAGCTCGATCACCCCATTTTCGAGGAAGGCGATTTTCATGATGGCGGATTTGCCGACGAACCCGGCTGGCCTGACGCGCATGATAGCGGCCATGGACCAGGCGAGCACGCACCCGGACCTGACTACGGAGACGCGGGCGAAGGCGGCCCGGGCATCGTCGAACCTGCGGGCCTGGCAGAGCTGGCAGGACAAGCCGCCGGCGACACCGCCCGCCTAGAACGGTTCGCGGATCCCGCCGGCGACGGGCTGCGCGTGCAGGTCGAAAGCCTCGAACATGATTTGCGGATGGAGATCGAGGAAAGCGGGACCGGCGATATGCCGTTTCGCCTTGACGCGGAGGGCCCCGAGACAACGCTCGCGGAGGTGATGGCGGATCTCGACGCGGACGAACAGGCGTGGGGCGAGCTGCGATCCTGCTTGCCGGCACCGGGAGCGACCGCATGAGCCTTGAACGCTGCATCCCGAACCTGGTCGCGACCGGCAAGCTGACGCCCGAGCAGGGCAAGCGCGCAAAGGCGGTCTATGGCGATCTGGTCTCGCATTACGAGAAGACGATGGGGCGGCCCGCGGCCGAGGCGCTGGCGAGCGAGGACGCGGTCAAGGGGCTTGAGCGCGACGCCAATCTGGCGAAACTGCAGAAACTGCTGCAGCTGAAGGTGCAGCAGCGGATCCTGGCCGACACCGCATCCTATGATGGCGGATCGGGCAAGCATCCTGGCGCCGCGGCGCTGGCGGTGTTCGACCATGACGGGCGCGCGCCCTATATGAACGTCGAGGCGCAGCGTAAGGCGATCGTCGGCCGCGCACATGCGATGATCACCGATATCCTGTTCAAGCATAGCCGCAACCTGATGGGGGTGGTGCGCGACCCGGCGGGCCTCGACAATCTCGTGCGCGAGCTGCACGGGGAGGATACGGGCGACCGATCCGCGAAGGAACTGGCCGAGGCCTTTTCGCGCGCGGCCGAGATGCTGCGCCGTCGCTTCAACCAGGCCGGCGGCGCGATCGAGCAGCTGAAGGACTGGGGGCTGCCCCAGTCGCACGACAGCGACAAGGTGCGCGCCGCCGGCGACGCGGATCCGCGCATGGCCGAGCTCAGGACGCGCTACGCGACCGCCACCGGCACCGAACGGCCGGCGATCGAGAAGGAGATGAACCAGGTCGCGTTCGAGAATTGGCGCGACGCGATCCTGCCCCGGCTCGATCCGGCGCGAATGATCGACAAATATACCGGCCAGCCGTTCAGCGCGAAGGGGCTCGACGCGGCGCTGCATGACGTGTTCGACACGATCCGGTCGGACGGGCTAAACCAGATGAACCCGGGCGGCCAGGCCGGCCAAGGCAAGCTTGCCAACCGCCGCGCGGATCCGCGCTTCCTCATCTTCAAGTCGGCCGACGACTGGATGGCCTATGCCGACCGGTTCGGATCGCGTGACGCGTACGACACGATGATGGGGCATTTATCGGGCATGGCGCGCGACATCGCACATATGGAGGTGCTCGGGCCCAATCCGGCCGCAACGGTGCGCTGGCTGCAGGACGGCCTCAACAAGGCGGCGGCGATCGGGCCCGATACGACGGGGTCGCAGCGCGCGAAGGCGCTCTATGCGTCGTTCCGCGTCGGCCAGATGTACGAGGCGACGAGCGGGGCGCTCGCCTCGCCGGTCAACCCTAAGGTCGCCTATGCGTTCGGGACAGTACGGTCGCTGATGACGGCGGCCAAGCTGGGCGCATCGACGCTGTCGGCGATCACGGACGTCGGCTTCCAGGCGGTGACGCGCGCCTTCAACGGGCTGCCGATCACGCATGCGCTGGCCGATTATTTCAAGCTGCTCAACCCGGCCAATGGCGCCGATCGGCGCGTCGCGGTGCGGCTGGGGCTGATCGCGCAGGAGGCCTCGCATATCAGCTCCGCGCAGCAGCGCTTCCTGGGCGAGTCGGTATCGGGCGAGGTGGCGGCACGGCTGGCCGAGGGCGTGCTGCGCATGTCGGGCGTGTCGGTGTGGACGCAAGCGGGACGCTGGGCGTTCGGGATGGAGCTGCTCGGCCATCTGGGCGACCAGGTCGGCATGGCGCTGGACAAGCTCGATCCGGCGATCGCGCGCACGCTCGGCCGCTATGGGATCGGCGCGAAGGAATGGGACGCAATCCGCGCGACCGACCTCTACGATCATGAAGGCTCGAAATTCCTCCGGCCGCAGGACGTGGCCGATCAGGCGCTGGGCGACCGGCTGTTGCGCATGGTCCATACCGAAACCGCTTATGCGGTGCCCGAGGCGACGGTGCGATCGCGCAGCCTGATGACCTTCGGCCGACCGGGCAGTCTCGCCGGCGAATTCAGCCGCAATGCTGGGCTGTTCAAGAGCTTCGGCGTGTCGATGCTGATGACGCACGGCCAGCGCTTCATGCAGCTGCAGGGCTGGAACAAGGCGGCCTATGCGGCCGGGCTCGTGGTGAGCACAACCTTGCTGGGCGCGATGGCGATGCAGATGAAGCAGATCGCCAAGGGCGAGGATGCGCAGCCGATGACCGGCCTGTCGCCGCGGCACGCGCTCCAATTCTGGGGCGCGGCGGCGATGCAGGGCGGCGGCTTCGGCATCATGGGCGATTTCCTGAGCCAGGCGACCAGCGATCGCGCGAGCGGGCAGGGCAGTTTCGGCGATGCGCTGGCGGGGCCGGTGGTGGGGCTCGGCACCGATCTGGGCGCGCTGACGGTGGGCAATGCCGCGACGGCTGTTCGCGGCAAGGATCCGCATCTCGGCCGCGACCTGGTCAAGTTCGCCAAGAGCTACGCGCCGGGATCGACGCTCTGGTATGCGCGGCTCGCGATGGACCGGCTGGTGTGGGACCAGATGCAGATGCAGATCGACCCGCATTATGCCGACAGCTGGCGCCGGGCAGATGCGCGCGCGCGGCAAGGCGGGCAGGATTATTGGTGGGACCAGGGGCAGCCGGCGCCGGCGCGCGCGCCGCAGATGGCGGACGGCGCGACCGTCCATTGATCGGGATGCGCCGAAGCTGCGCAACGCATTGACGGCGCCCGCGGTTCCATGGCACAAATGCGATCGGCCGGCCTAGCGGGGACACCGCCCCGGCCCATGCGGTGGACCCGCCGGCGACGCGCCCGACAGCGCCAGAGAGGCCCGGTCTTTCGCTGACCGCCTAGCCCTTCGATCCAGGCAATCCTTGGACGAAGGGCAGCGCGCCTTGACGGTCACCACCACACTCAGCCGGGTCAGCTATATCGAGGACGGCGTTACCACCGTCTTTCCGGTGCCGTTCCGGTTTCTGGCGGATGCGGACCTGGTGGTCGAACGGGTTGCAGGCGGAGTTGCCACTCCGCTCAGCCTGTCGGCGGATTATACGGTCAGCGGAGCGGACTATCCGACCGGGGGCAGCATCACGCGGCTGGTGGCGACGAACGGCGCGACGCTGCGGATCCGCAGGGAGACGCCTCGCGAACAGCAGATGGCCTACGTGGTGGGCGATGATTTCCCGGCCGAGAGCCACGAACGTGCGCTCGATCGCCAGATGCTGATCAGCCAGGAGGCCGATGCCGCGCAGGGCGAAACCGATGCGCGCGCGCTGCGCGTGCCGACGGGCGTGACCGCGCCGCCGGTACCGGATCCAGCGCTCAATCTTGGCACGGTGCTCGGCGTCGGCGCGGCGGGCGCCTTGCTGTTCCTCACCATGGGGGGCGCGGACGCGGCGCTGCGCACCGACCTGGCGTCCGCGATCGGCTCGGCGCTGGTCGGCTTCAGCTATTCCGATCCCGGCTTGCCGGGCAGCGTCGCGGACCGGCTGGCGCAGGATGCCTGCATCACCGACCCGCCTTTCTCCGCCAACCGCAATGGCGCGGCGGATTGCACCGCGGCGCTGGTGGCGGCGAACGCCACCGGTAAGCAAATGGTCGTTCCCAACGGAACCTATCTGGTCAGTTCGAGCGTCACTCTGACCGACGTTTTCATGAATGGTGGGATCCTGAAGCCGGCCAACGGCGTAACGATCACGATCAAGGGCGCGTTCCGATCGCTTTATCGCAAATGCTTCGATACGTCCTTGGGCGGGATAATCGTGTTCGACCCTGTCTCGCCCACGATCGCCCTTTCGGAATGGTGGGGCGCGATCGTCAACGACAGCTCGACCGGGGCTATGAATGCAAACCTGGCGTCAGTTGGCGCCGCAGTTGCCGCGTGCGCGCGGGTCGATTTCGTGGCGGGCGATTATTTCTTCAACCAGACGCTCAAGATCAACACGCCGCACCGCACCTTGCGCGGGATCAGCAAGCATTGGAGCAGCGGCGGCCAGAGCACGCGGCTGGTTCAGATGTCCGCGACCGCCGATGCGGTCCAGATCGGCCCTGACACCAAGCCGGTGGGCGGCCCTAACTTCTTTCTGCAGGAAGTTCACATCAGCGATCTTTCGATCGTGCGCGGCCCGACGCTGACGGGCAACGCGACGTACAAGAACTGCCCCGCCGGCATCCGCATGCAATATACGCTCTATTGCAGCGCGGAAAATATCTGGTCGACCGAGCACAGCATCGGCGTGATTTTTTCTGGTTGCGTACAGACGCGGGTCAAGGAGATCTTCTCCTTCCGGTCATTGGCGGGCACCGACCCGGCGCATGATCCGTTCTTCGGCTTCTTCTATGATGGATCAGCTGCGATCGGTCTCGCCGGCGGCAATGCATCCGTTTATGAAGTCGACTGCAACACGACGGTCGGCGGATCGCCCGCTCTCACCATTTCGGCACACAGCTACGGCCAGCTTGGTTATACCGACTGGTTTATCGAGCGACCCGAAAGCGCGGGCACGCAATACGGAATGGTGCTCGACGGCACCGGCGCCTCGGGCACCGGCACGCAGGACATCAAAGTCGCCGACGCCGTCTTCGATCAATGCCTGATCTCCGGCATAAAAATGATGGGCGGCGGCGCGCAGACGATCGTCAACATCACCAATCCCTATGCGGCGCTGAATACCGGCTCCACCACCGCGGTCGCGGCGATCGACATCGAAAACGTCGCCGGCCTGGTTGATATCGATGGCGGTCAGATCCTGGGCGGCCTCGCCACCACCGGCGATGTCGGGATCAAGATCAATGGGTCAAGCGGCGTTAACATCCGTGGAACCTTGATCCGCGAATGCCGCGCCCCGGTCCAGATCAGCGGAGCGTCCAACTGCTACGTGGCGCCGCGGATCAACAACCCCACGGTCGGCACCTCCGGCGCCGGTGCGATCGACATGAGTGGCACCAACGTCCGGATCATTGTCGCACCGCAGATCATCGGGGGCGCCGGCGTGTTCGGCCCGGGCATTCGGATCGTCGGCACGACGTCGACGAGCTGCACGTTCGACGTGTCGGGCATCGATCCCGCTTCCTGCGCGAGCGGGATCAAGCTGAGCAACAACGGCACGTCGATCACCGTGGCGGGTGCGTTCGCCGGCACCTGCCTCGCGCAGGGCAATTTCAATTGAGCGACCTCGCTTCGTTGGTCACGGCGCTGGTGCCGCTTCTTACCGCGGCAGGAGGTGGCGTGGCCTGGCTTTTGCGTCGAATGGACAAGAGGATCGCGGCGGCGGAAGCCAAGGTCGACGACTGCGAAAAGCATCGCGAGAACGACCAGAAGCTGGTCGCCAAGCTGATGTTCGAGGTGCGGCGCGACCATATCGCGGTGCGGATCCTGTTCAACGCGCTGCGGCGCGTGGATCCGCGCAACGCCGCGCTCGGCAATGTCGCCGACCTTTTGCGTCAATCCTACGATCCGCAGGTCGAGACGCCCGACGAGTTCACCACCTTGCTGGCCGAAATGGGAGATATCGGATGACGGCGTTCCTCGATCCGACCGGCAGCGGCGCCGCGCCGGCCGGCGGCGAAATGCTCAGCTCGCATTTTTCGCGCGCGGAATTCGAGCATAGCGATACCGCGATCGCGCACGGCATCGTCAACGTGATGGGGCCGATGCAGCTCGCCAATGCGCGGTCGCTGTGCATGAACATCCTCGAGCCGCTGCGCGCCGAGCTCGGCCGCGCCATCGTGCTGACCAGCGGCTATCGCTGCCTGCAGGTCAATCGCCTGGTCGGCAGCAGCGACGGCAGCCAGCACGTCCAGGGCATGGCGGCCGACATCAACGACGGCGGTTCGCGCTACAAGCTGGCGCAGCATATCGCCGCGTCGACGCTCGATTTCGACCAGCTGATCCTGGAGGCCTATCATCCGGGCCAGCCTCTTTCGGGCTGGGTCCATGTCAGCCGCAAGCCGGGCGGCCCGCAGCGGCGCCAGATCCTGACGATCCCGACCGGGCGCGGCAATGCGGCGTTGCCGGGACTGCACCCATGAAGGGCCTCAACTGGATCGGCCATATGGTGACCGGGCTGGGCGGTCGCGTCGATCCGGCGCGGCTGGTGTGGCTGACCTTCTGCGTGAACTACATCGTGCTGACCTGGTCGCAGCGCGCGAGCTTCACGCCGGTCGAGCATGCCACCGGCGCCTTGTTGATCCTGGGCGGCGGCGCCGGCGCGACGGGCGGCAAGGAAGTGCTCATGGCGATCGCGCGCGGGAAGAATGCGAGCGCGCCCGATTTGCCCGGAAACGCGCCGTGAGCGCGTTTTCGAAAGCAGCCTCAGTTGTGGAGGTCGAGGCCGAAAACGCCATCCCAGCGCTGCGTGGCGCCAAAATCCTGGTGGTTTCGATCCTGACTGCCGTCGCGATCGCCGCGATCGTCTTCGCATTCTGGTGGATCTTCATCCATCCGGCCCAGCTCAAGCGCGCGGTCGCGCAGGGCCACGTCGAAACGACGATGGCGCAGGCGGGCACGCTCAACGCCGGCGACGCGCTGCGCGTCAAGGGCGAGGTCGACCGGCACAAGCTCACGATCGACGTCATCACCAAGGGGAACGAACATGCGATCCTTACCGCGCCCGGCGGATCGGCGGCGGCCGATCCCGGCATGGCCGTTGCTCTCGCTCGCGCTTACTGCATGCGGGACGCATATCGATCTTACGGCGGTTGCGCCGGCGTGCGCCCCGCTGATCCAGGCATCGGGCCTGCTGACGGCGACCCCGCCGGCGCCGCCGCCGCCGGCGATCGCGGCGATCATGGACCATCCGACGCTCACTGACCCCGGCCAGGCCCTGACGGTCGGCCAGATCGGCGCGTTCGGCGATGCGCAGACGGGCCAGCTCGACAAGGCGAACGCCGAGAAAGCGGGCGCGCTGCAGATCCTGCAGCTGTGCGAGGCGCGCAACGCGCGCGCGATCGCCGCGGTGACGCCGCACGGCTTCGCCTGGGGGCTGTTCCACAAGAGGCCGAAACTATGAACCTGGACCTGGTGCTGTCGCTGGACGAGGCGCAGGCGGCGGCGAGTGGCGCTCCCGCCGTTCCCGTTAACACGGTCGCTCCGGTAATTGCCGGCAGCGGCACCACCCTAAGCCCGCTGACAGTCACGCCTGGCACCTTCACCAACGGCCCAATAACCGGCCGCACCTATCAATTTAAGCGTAACGGCGTCGCCATCTCGGGCGCGACCGGCACGACATATACCTATGTTCCCGCCGACAGCGGCGCGAATATTACCGTTGAGGAAATCGCGTCCAACGCGATCGGGCCAAGCTCCCCCGCCGTGTCCAACACGATCACAGCGCCGACGATCGCGGCGGCCACCTTCACGCGGCCGACGGATCAGCCGACCAACATCCTCGCTGATCATACATACCAATGCGACACGGAAACCGGATCGGTGTTCGGGCTCGGCAAGGCGACCGTCAACTATCCTGTCACCGTCACGGCCAACGGCTGGATTTGGGCGCGTCTGCGCGACAAGACCACCGGCCTCGCGGTTGGCCCGATTGCGGCTTACTCAGTCACGACGGCAACGACATCCATCCCTTTCGATGTCCCCGGCCGCCTTGGCTGGGGCTACGTCGATATGTCGACGGACGCCTCGACGTGGGCGACCTTTGCAGGTTCATTATCGATCGGCGCGGGCGATCAGACGCTTGCCTCCGGCCAAAGCCTGATGGCGAACTTTATCTTCACGACGGGCACGACACTTTCCGCCGCCGGCCTGTCCACCACGGACATCAACGCTCTGGCCTATTGCCGGACGTTCGCGACCTCGGACGCCTATAGTCAGGCGTCGCTTGTCGGCGTCGTCTGGGAGCAGCCGGGCACGGCCAACCATGTCGGCCCCGGTCACGCTATGTACCTTTCCAAGATGGCGCAGATCCGCGGGCGCAATCAGGCGATGTCCTCCCATGCGGTCGGTGGAACGAACCAGGCAAGCTGGCAGCCCCTTGGCGGCAACGTCAACGTCACCCGGCTCAACAACATCATCGCGGTTACGGGCGGAAGCTATCGCTACATCATGTGGTGGCAAGGTCAGGCGGATGCCGCAGGCAATATCCTCGGCAAGCATTACACCAAAGACCTCAATTATCACATGTTCGGCGCCCTCACAGGACCGGGCACAACGGGCGGCCTCGCGGCGCTCAACAGCTATGTTGACCCGACAACCGGCCTGACCTCGCGCAACGGCGGCGTTCGCTACCTCGTCAGCACGATCAATAACATGCTGATCGGCCCCTATTACTACGGGCCGTCGAACTGGCAGACCGAAATCCGCAAGGGCGCTTATGATTGGGTCACCGCGACCCCTGGCGCTGTCCATGTTGCGATCGAGAGCCTGCAACTCGATGCCGGCCTCGTCCACCCGACCGCGATCGGTGGCGTGGAAGCGGCCAAGAGCTGGGTACGTGCCGCCACGTCCGACAATCTCGGCCCCTCGCTTGTCAGCGCGATCCGCGACCCGTCGAATCATAACGACATCATCGCGACGCTCAGCCTCACAGGCAACCTGGTCCTCACGGGTAGCTGGTGGCTGCGCTTCGTGGCCTATATCGCTGGTTCGACCAACAGCCGTTGGACGATCACGGGGGGCGACCAGACCGGCGTGTCTGCCAATCAGGTTCGCTTGCACCTGCAAAGCTCGCCGAACCCGCCGACCGATGGCGATGCCTTCGATCTGTGGCTCGGGCCGGCATGGGATGCCGATCCCTTCAGCGACATGTCCGGACACATGATCCGCGACGATCGAACGGACAGCATCAGCGGTGTCGGTCGAGGCTTCATGCCGAGCCTTACGGCCGTTTCCGTCGCGGCCCTCAACACCGGCGTGGCCAAGTCGCCGAACGCCAACGTGCCCACCTATGTCGCGCCCTACTCGATGCACGACATCACCTTCGTCACGAATGCGTTCCAGACGCTCACGACGCCGACCTATGCCGGGGCAGAATATCCAGAACTAATCGGGTTCGGTCGCGCCATGATCGGAGGTGTCGGGGCTGGAAAGCTTCAGACGGTGAACAGTCAGCATGCCATAATTACCGGTTCGTCTCTGGGTCAGACGTTGGTCATGCGCGCTAAAATGCCTGCATCGATCCCGTCGCAGAATGTCAATATGTTCGTATATGGAAGCTATAACTTCACCTTCAACAAGACGACAGGAACTATTCAGGCAAGCGCCTTGACGTCGAGCATCACAACTGCTTCGGCGGCGGCGCTCAGCCATGTCTACTGGCTGGCGGTCACCGTAATCGGCGATCAGGTCTGGTTCTATTACAAGGATCTGACGGCGGGCACCGCAACCCAGCTTCGCATCGGTGCTACCCACATGACGGCACTCTTTTCGACACCGGCCCTGGGTATCAACGTTGCCCCGCTAAACGGGGGCGTCAGCTTTTTCGACGGCACGGCGGGAATTCTGGACGTCGGCCTGTATAGCGAGCCGATCTATACTGATCCGGTCGGCTCGAACGTCAATCCGCCGTCCACCCCCCTCACGGGTAGCGAGCAATATCTGCAGCATCTGTGGAGGTTCAGCGCGGCGGCCGACGTGGGCAACGTGCAGCCGGACCAGGTGTTGATCGCCTAATCTCTTACGGACATTCAGACGACAGGGTAAAAAAGGGCCGTCGTCTGAATGAAAGCGCCAGCTAAGTCTTTGATTTGCCGTAATCAGCGAGGCTTAGAAGGCATGTGCTCTATCCAGCTGAGCTACGGGCGCCCACGTGTCGCGTTAGCGTGGATTGCATGGGCTGCAAACCGCGATAGTCTGTGCCGATGAGCAGGGCAGGGGACGGTCGG